TTTAAGATTATCATTTAAATACATTTTTTATCACCTAGACATATTCTAAAATATTATTATGTGATAATCAATCATTTGCGAATCATTATTTTCATTACTTTTGGTAATTAATATGAATAATCTTCACATATATTACTTTTATATATTGATATGTGATATTATTTCATATATAATTTAAAAGTGACTTGTCGAAAAACTTATAACAAAAAAAAGAGAGGGAATGTTTATATGAATTATGCTTTGGATTTAGATGTGGATTTAGAAGGAAATGCTTCAGCCGATATTTTTAAAGGAGACTTTTCAAAAGAAAGAAATATTCTGAATTATATTTTTGGAGAGAATACAGTTAATGAGATTATCAATGATAAACCAAGAGAGCTGTTTGTCACAATGGATAATTTTAAATGTATCTTAGAAAAGCTATATAATGTTAAAAATATCGTTGGAGTTACAGAATATGATGTGTGTTATAAAAATGACGATATTTTTGAAGTCAATGATGTTGATTATCTAAAAGGTATCTATACCAATGATGGAGCGATAATTTCTATAACATGGATTACTTTTGATTCAAAAGATTATCTTTGTGAAATTGAGATTTATACGTCAGATGATTCGATTAATCTTATGCTCTCAGATGAAATGAATGATATGATTAGTAGATTCTAAAAAATGTATAATAATATATCATTAATCGCAATGACAAAAATAATTGCGATTAATGGTATGTTAAATATGTTCACTTGACAATAGCTAAAGGTGGTGATTAAATAATGATGTTTAGTAATGGCGATGTAGTTCAATTTACAAAAGGAATTAATCTGAAAGGATGTATTGGCGTTGTGATGAAGACAAAGATGAATGTTGATGGTGTTGTCTACACAATCGGTTTTCGTTCGCCAGTCAATGATGTTGTATATTACAAAGTCATTAACGAGAATGAAGACATGATTACATTCATTGGAAAGTCAAAGTTAGGAGATGATTATTCTGAATAAATTCAAATTTAAAAGAATCTGTAGATATGTATTTGACGTTATTGTTATTGCATCTATTGTGTGCTTGACATTATTTGAAAGTTATAAACATCACGAATATGAAAAGAACAAGAATGATGTTTGTGAAATCAAAAAAGAGGTTAAAGATATCGGTAGTGAATTAGAAAAACATGCTACAGAACTTAGTGGTGATTATGAGTATCTATCAGACCTAGATAGAAAAGTCAATAATGCAAATGATAGAATCAACAGTCTTGAAGATAGAGTAAAGAATGTTGAGAACAACTGAAAGCAAGTTGGAATTGCTTATGGTGGGTTAAATACAAAGTCCTATATGGATTATAAAAAGATAACAGATAAGACTTCACCTCAGCATAAGCTAATTCATAGCAATGCGATTAATATTAATGATGACGGACTTCTCATGAGCAATGATGGATATATTGGAGCTGCTTTGGGGAGTGCCTATGGTGTCGTTGGTGACAAATTTGTGTTCAAGACAGACAAGAATAAATTCATAAAGATTATCAAGGTAGAGGAAAAAGCAGATAAAGATACTGATTTGACTGGAACTTTTACGACACATGATAAATCTGCAATCGAGTTTGTAATTGATACTAATTCTGCAAGGAATGCTTTCAAGAAAGCAATCGTAATGGGTAATTTTGATTATATTGATTCGTTCAGCGGAAACATTACGAATGTGTGGAAGAAAATTAAATAATTATGTTTGTTTATTTATTGACAATCAAATATAAAAGATTTAATATATAAGCATAAGGATTAATGATTGCTAAATGCAATACAAACAAAAACAAATAACAAGAAGGAGAGCGTTAATGAAAGAAGAGTTAAAAACATCAGCAGGAAGTTTTACACTGGTCGGTGAGTTTTCAAGAGGGAGAAAGAATCCTTTTCAGATTGATGTAGAATCACAGTCTGGAACAGGATATGTATATAATAGACTTGAAATGCCGATTGACTGTGGCTCAAAGTATGGAACAATCTATGTTCATTTGCAGGATGGTTATAATCCTCGTGGAACTTTGATTTATTGTCATACGAAAGACAAGGATGGAAAGACAGACTGGAAGACACAATTCACTGTAGACTGGGATGACAGAATGAATGAAGAAATTCTTAAAGAAGTGTCAGAATTTGATTTCATTACAGTCGGAATTGAAAAAGATGTTAAAGGCAATATTGTCTATAAGAAATTCCTTTCAATGTATGATGTGATTAATTATCTTAATGAAAATCTTCAGGATGATTCTGTATTAAGAGTATCTGGAAAGATTGAATATGGATATTATAATGGAAACACAACAAGACAGTTAATTCCAAATAATATTGTTTTATCAAACATTGTTAATAAGCCAGACTTTGACAAGGCAAATGATTTCAAGGCTACGTTTGTACAGGAAGTTCTACTATCAAGTGATTCTATTGGTGACTTTGATAAAGAATTAAATGAACTTGAAATTAAAGGATATGTTGCATCATATATTTATAAATATGATGGCAAGAAAGTCAAGAAAATCAATGCACTTCCTTATACATATTATTTCTCATTTAATGATGTGACAGAGAAACAGAGAGAACTTATCATCAAGAAAGTTCTAAAAGTTAAGAAAGGTGTTTCAAGAATCGTATTCAATGGTGAGTTTCATGAAGGCGGAACAGTTGTAAAAGCTACAATGGATGATGTACCAGATGATTTAAAAGAACTTATCTCATTAGGACTTTATACGGAAGAAGATGTGCTTGGAATGGTGTCAACTTCCGACAGACAGAGAAAGATGGTTCTTACTAATCTTCATGTGCGAAAGGCAAAGGATGAAGATGGAAATGTAACAGCTTCATTACAGGTATTTCCAGACGAATATGATGAAAGTGTCCTTGATATCGACTTGTCGGCAGAAGAAGACGAAGAAACAAAGAATACTGATGCCAGTGCGGCAGATGATTTAGATGATGTGGATGACCTTGAACAGATGCTCAAGGATATGGCATTTTAGCAATTAATGTATTATTTTTGCGAAGTCGACAGTATTATTATAAATGGAATGAAAGGAATAAAAGGAAAAGAAAATGGCATTTGGAAGAAAGAATAAAGTATCAACAGATATCTTGAAATATAATCTTGCATTATTCGGAGAAAAAGGCATTGGGAAAACAACACTTGCCTATAATGTAATGAAGAAATTATGTAAGGATGATGATGGATATCTATTCCTTGAATGTGGAAAGGAAGATGGTCAGAAAGCAATTGATGGAATCAACTATGTTTCATGTCCTGCATGGGAAACACAGGAAGATGAAGAAAATGGATATGATGAAAATGGATATAATGAATTTACTAACTCGGTTGGATTCATTAATGTAATCAATGATATCATTGAAAACAAGACAACAGATTACAAGAACTTAAGATGCGTTGTTATTGATACATTTGATACTTTGATTGACATTGCAGAGCCAGAAGTTGTTGCATTATACAATAGGGAAATCAGAAGTGACCCTAAGCAAAAGAAGGCAACCACAATCAATAGTGCATATGGTGGATTTAATAGAGGTAAACAGAAAGCCTTAGAAATTATCATGGATAATTTATGGAAACTTCATTCAGTCGGTGTTGCTTTCTTCTTGATTGGACACGTAAAGACAAAAGACAAAGTTGATGTATTTACTGGTGAAAGCTACTCAATGCTTACTGGTGATGCTGAAAGAACGTATCTTGATGGAATCATGAACAAGCTAGATGTGGTAGGCATTGCATATATTGATAGAAGCATTGAGAAGGAAAAGACTGGAAAGAAAGGCTTTGATGGAAAGGAAGTAGTGAAAGGTCACGTAAAGAATGAATCAAGAAAGATTGCATTCAGACCAGACGCTTATGTAGCTGAAACAAAGTCGCGTTTTGCAAGCATTACACCAGTAATTGACCTTGATGCAGACCAGTATATTGAAGCTATCAAGAATGCAATTGAAGAATCAATTGAAGGAAACATTAATGAACGAAAGAAAGAAGATGCCATTAAAAAGGAACAAGCTGCTGAAATCGTGAAGAAACATGAGCAGGCAAAGAAAGAATCAGATAACCTCGAAGAACTTAAGAAGCAAATTGTTTCATACATTACAGAAAACAAAGGAGATACATCAAAGACAGCACCTCTTGTAAAGTATCTTAAGAATGAAGGAATTGGAAATCCTTTAAATATTTCCGATGTAGAAACAGCGAAGAAAGTTATTGATTTCATTGAATCTTCCGAATCATAAAAAATAGTATATGAAAACTGAATCTAGTGCATTCACTTGAATACACTAGATTTTTTTAAAGGATGGTGATATTTTGAGAAAACTTGCGAATGCGTACTATCTTAGATACACAAGTACTAAATATTTAAGAGATGTTGATGATAATTTTTACATATTTGTGTCTATATCATGTTTTGATAATAGACAATACTTTATTAAATTTGTTAAAGGTATGCCATTTATGTTTGTTCCACATAATCATAATGAACCACAGGATAAATATTCTGGATGGGTAAAAAAGAAGGATTTAAAAATATTAAAGAAGCAATGTAATAAAAATGGTATGTCGTTAAAATATGATAGAATTGTCTGTGTAGATAACGAACTTCCAGATGGAATGCTATTTGCATATAGAAATAATCGTTATTATAGGACAAAATTAACTGTAAGGGATTTGCCAGAAAGTTATTGCCATCTTCAAAATTCAAATATGGATGGATATATCAGGACTGATGGTGTTACACATCTTATTTACAATCCATCATTAATTACTGATGAATCTACAAAGGATGATATATTATTCATTTTCTATGATGGAAATATGCCAGATGTAACTGATAAAAATTCTACATTATATGATTCATGTGATAAACTTGTATTCGGTCGTGACATTGATATATTTATGGATTATGTAGAAAAATATTCTGATATTGATGTATCAGATATAAAGAAGAAAATGTATGAACGAGAAGATAGCGTAAAAAAAGTATTCAATGAAAGATTTGGTTCTTTAGTAAAAGAGGTACTTAACAATGGCTAAGCATAAATTAACAGAAGAAGAAAAGAAAGAATGGGGAGATTTATATGAATATCTTAAAAAAGAAATCTTTCATTATGATGAAAACCAAAAGCTGTCAGATACTATAGTTCTTTCTGTTCTTGGAATAAGATATGGAAAAGCCGTTGAGAATACAAAGATTCAGGACAAGGCAAAATATCCTTTCCGTGTGATTATGTATACATTCATTGCCTGCAAGCCAAGTATTGAATACGCACTGAAAACAAAGAATTTCAAAAGCGAGAGTTCAATGATGTCATACATTGGTAAAATCATTAATGGAAAAATCAATGAAGTGTATGAAAGAGACAAACAGGCAAGAAAAGAAAATGAGATGTATATAAAGAGACTTGAACATATTGATAGCAGACACACGGATAGAAACAAGAAAATGCAATACAAGGCTTCTCATAAAGAAGTAAGCAAGAGATTAAAGAAGTATTTCTAGGGGGATGATTGCTATAAAAGATAATAATAATAACGATAAAAAATCTCTCAATACGGCTGAGATATCTGAAATTGAGAGACTGAAATTAGGTTCCGAAGCAAACATAGTCGCTTCAATTTATAAGAATCCTAGAATTATCTTTGATATTGATATTGAAAGAAATGATTTTTCCAATAACAATTGGAGAGTGTATTATGAAATTGCACGAGGATGTCTTATTGATGACAAGATGAAAACCCTTGATGAGATAACTGTTGGAATGTATCTAAGAAAGCATGAGAATCTTGCAAGGGTTTATGTCGAGAGTGGCGGATATGATACGATTCGCAAGGCCTCTGAGTACATCAATGAAGAGAATGTATTTGCCTATGCTGATGACTTGAAGAAGTGGAACTGTCTTCTTATGCTTTCAAAAGATGGCTTTGTATTTGGTGACAGGATTAGGGAATACAAGGACATCAGTGCAGCTGACATCTATGATGAACTTACATTGATATTGCAGAATGCTTTTCTAAAAGCAAATGATGGAGTCAAGGCTGTAGGCATTGATAATGATATTGATGAATTGATTGAATCGCTAGACAATGGCGAAGAACTAGGAATGCCACTTGATAATGCGAGCATTCTTACAGACAAGATATCTGGAATCAATATGCATGGCAAAATCTATGGAATAGGTGCTAATACGGGAGTAGGAAAATCAACAACGGTAATTAACTATATTCTTCCATCCGTAATCAAATATGGAGAAAAGGTTGTCATGACAATAAATGAAGAAGATGAAAAGAAAGTCCAGAAAGAAATGCTTGTGTGGATTGTGAATAATCATCTTGGAGGTTATGTTGATTCAAATGGTGAACGTCAGTATATCCATAAGGGTATGTTGGCAAAGGGAGGATTCTCAAATGAAATGAAAGAAGCATTATACAAGGCTTCTGATATAATCAAGAGACTTAAGGAAAACAGTATTATAATCATTCCACTTGAAAAATATACAATCTCAGAGGAACTGAGAATAATCAGAAAATATTCTGCTCTTGGATATGGACTTTTCATTCTTGATACATTCAAGGAAAGTGCGGATATGGATGCCAATTCACAGACTTGGAAGGAAATGGAAAGAGATATGCGTTCAATCTATGATGTAATCAAGCCATCTGCCCTTAACGTCACAATGATATTTACATATCAGCTTTCAAAATCATCAGTAAAAATGAGACACTATTCCAATGCTGATGTAGGGCAGGCAAAGAACATTCTTGATGTAGTTGACTGTAACATTATGTTACGTAAACCTTTTTCAGATGAATATGAAGGAGGTAGAAAAGAAATTACATATTACAGAAAGGAAGGTCATACTAGGATTCCATGTAAGCTTAAGGAAGGGAAGTATTACATGATTACCTTCATCACGAAGAACAGATTTGGTGAATCTGATTCAGAACAGATTATATCTGAATATGATTTAAGCACGAATATGCACAAGGATGTTGGAACTTGTAATATAATGGAAGATTACTAGTCATGACTACACAGGAAATAAAGAAATATGTATATGAAAATAACAAGATAGATTATGTTCTTGAAAATATAGGATGCACTGAAATAAAGCTCCATGATGGAAGGTATTATTCAGCCTGCAACATTGATGGTGACAATCCTACAGCCATTAATGTTTTCAATAATGAGTTTCTTGGTGTGAAGGATTACACAAGGGAAAAATATTTCAATAATAAGGTTAATGACATATTCACACTTATACAGTATAACCTTGGAGTCATGAAGAAAAGAAATGGATTCTATGATGCCGTTGTATTTCTTCATGAAATCCTTGGAATAAAGATTGAAAAATCATATGTCAAGAAGGATGATAATAAAGAAAATAAATCAATTCTTGATATATTTACTGAAATAAAGTCAATGTCTGGTCATTCATATGACGAATATCGTGAAATAAGATACATGAACCGTGAGGATTATATTCCATATGAACATATATCATTCCTTAGACAAGGTATAGCAGAAAAGACAGCGAATAAGTTCGGGATTTGTTATTCATTCAATAACAAAAGAACAATGATACCTTTAAGATACTGGATTAATGGAAAGCTACTTGGCTATAATGGACGCTCGTCAATTGATGACTGTGACAAGCTAGGTATACGAAAGTATATGATTACAAAAAATTATCCAAAACAAATAAACTTATATGGACTTTGGGAAAATATGAAGGATATTGAAAGTCTTGGATATGTGACAGTATTTGAAGCAGAGAAGTCAGTTCTTAAGAGAGACAGTCTTCTTGACAGTTCATGCGTTGCATTGCAAGGTCATGTAATGAGTGATGAACAGGTCAGAATAATCAATGGGCTTGGTGTAAGGGAAGTCATCATTGCAATGGACAAGGACGTTGACATAGAAGATGTATTTGAAATATGTGAAAAATTCTATGGCATGAGAATGGTTTCATTCATTCATGATAAGGATGGCATTCTTAATGAAAAGGATAGTCCAGCCGATGCATGTGATAGGGATTACAGAAAACTTTTTAACAATCGAATTATCTATAGTGAGAATATGCATAATGCATATAAGAAAATTATTGAGAAAAGAAAGGGAGTAAAATGAGAAAAACGTGGAAGGAACTGAATGAGATAAAGAAAAAGTATGGTGTAAATGTGATTTATTCGTGGTCAAGAATCCATTTGTGGCATACGTCAAAATATATCTATTATCTTAGCTACGTGCTAAGAAAGAAACAGACACTATCGAATGTATATGCCGAGCTTGGCGGAGCATGTCATGAGACACTAGAGAAATACTATAGTAAGAAGATAAGATATGATGAAATGGCTGATACATTTGATGCACTATGGATGTCAATGTATGAGCTTGGAGACAGCAAGTTTGACAGAAACGATTCTGAAAAGGATAAGAAGATTGCTGCAAAATATGGAGATGACTTGATTCATTTCTTTAAGAATCATAAGGCAATTGACGGAAAAGTTGCTATTGAACAGTTTGTTCCAATCAAGTTTGATGATGATATTCTGTTGCAGGGGTATATTGATTTTCTTTACAAGAAGGATGGTATTTATTATCTTTCAGACTGGAAGACATCAACTATTTATAAAGGTGACAAGAAGGAAGATGAACTAGGACAGCTTGTTTTATATGCCATCGGACTTCATCAAATGGGTGTTCCATATGAGAATATTATTGTTCAGTGGAATTTCATGAAATATGTAAATGTCACATTCACTCAAGCTAATGGAAAGAAAAAGACAAGAGAAATCGAGAGAAGCAAGCTAGTTGATAGCCTTGTATCAAATGTCAAGATGATGCTACGTAGACGTGGCTATAATGACAATATTGATGAATATATTGAAAAGATGACAACACAGAATACACTTGACGTTCTTCCAGAAGAAGTGCTTGATGAATTTGATTTTGATGACTGTTGGGTAAGGACAAAAGTGACAGAAGAACTTGTCAACAAATGGACTGATTATGTCGTAGGAACAGTAAAAGATATCCGAAAGAATATTGATGAATTTAATTCATCACTTGATGAAAAAATATTCTATGATGATGATGATACATATAAGAAGAATGAGTACTTCATTACAACATTATGTGGATATCCTATTGATGATATTCCACCATTCAAGAAATATCTTGCAAAGAAGAATGGAGATATTCTTGAAATGATGAATATCAGTAGGGGTGATGCTTCAAACAGTGAAGTTACCGATGAAGACTGGTTAAATTCATTATTCTCATAATTAATTTGACAGTTGTTATTGAACATATATGCCGATTATTGTATAATCAATATTGTAGCATATATGTTTTTTTATTAGAGAGGTGAGGATATGGGTAAGATATACTACAATTATCATAAGCATGATTACTATGGGAATATCGTTGTGCATGATTCTGTCACTGGCATTGATGAATATTGCAAAAGAGCAGTCGAGCTTGGTCATGATTCGGTGTTCACGACAAATCATGGATATCAGGGATTCGTATTTGAATGGATGAACGCTGCTGAGAAATATAATTTAAAGGTCATTGAAGGTGCAGAGGTATATTATGTAAATGACATTAACGAAAAGACACGAAAAAGCAACCACCTTGTTATCATTGCTATGAATGATGATGGTGCACAACAGCTTAACAAAATGCTGTCGGTGGCATGGAAAAAGGGGTATTATTACAAGCCTAGAGTTTACCATGATATGTTGTTCTCACTTAATCCAGACAATTTTGTAATCACCACCGCCTGTATAGGTGGAATGTGGAAAGATGTTAGATTCATTATTGAAGCATATAATTATTTTGGAAGTAATTTCTTTCTTGAGGTGCAAGACCATGATGATGATGCTCAGAGGAAAGTAAACAAGTTCTTGCTTGAAATTCATGATAAGCTAGGCATTCCAATCATTCATGGAAATGACAGCCATTATATCCATGAAAATGATAGTAAATATCGTGATTTATACATAAGAGATAAGAGGAAGACATCAAGAGAAAAAGATGATGGTGATTATGGACAGCAGGCAATGGAAGATAACTTCATTCTTGATTATCCAGACTATGACACAATCATAGAAAGATATAAAAAGCAGGGTGTACTCAGTAATGAAGAAATAAACGAAGCACTTGAGAACACTCTCATATTCCAGAATGCTGAACCGATAACACATCTTAACAAGAACATAAAGCTTCCAAGTGTTGTTGATAATTCTAAAGAAGAACTTAGAAGAATTATTGTAGATGCATGGCATAAGGAAAAGAAAAATATTCCAGAATATCTTCATGGCAAATACGTTAAAGAAATAGTAAAAGAAATGAAGTCTGTCGAGGACTGCAAAATGTCTGCATATTTCGTTGATGATTACTATATTTCTAAAGTAGCGAAAGAGAAATATGGTGGAATCCTTACGAAGACAGGAAGAGGTTCTGCCGTAAGCTTCTATATAAACAAGCTTCTTGGGCTTACAAACATTGACAGAATATCATCACCCATAACGCTTTTCCCATCACGCTTCATGAGTGCGACACGTATTCTTAAGAGCCATTCGTTGCCAGATATTGACTTAAATATGAATGACCAAGAGCCATTCATAAATGCAACATATGACTTGCTAGGAAAAGAAAACTGTAAGTGGATGCTTTCTTTCAAGCCATTGCAGGATTCATCCGCATTTCGTCTTTATTGCAGGGCAATAGGAATGGATATACATGAATATGATGATGTTGCAAAGAACATTGATAGCTATAGAAATGACAAGAAATGGAGTGACATCATCAAGGAAAGTGAACATTTTGTCGGTGTCATTACTTCAATTTCAGTGAGTCCATGTTCAATGCTTCTATTTGACAAGCCAGTTGATGAAGAGATGGGAACACTGACAATTAGGTCAAAGAACAAGGACACAAATGCAATGGAGACACATGAATGTTGCATTCTTGATGGTTACAACTGTGACAGATGGAAATATCTTAAGAATGACTATCTCAAGGTTGAAGTCATTAATATTATTGCAGAGACATGCAGAAAGGCAAATATTGACATCCCTACAATTGATGAACTAAACAAGCTTGTAGCAAAGGATGACAAGACATGGGAAGTGTACTCAAAAGGGCTTACATGTACGATTAATCAAGCTGATTCTGATTTCGGAAGACAGTGTGCAATGAGATATAAACCACATAGCGTACAGGATATGTCAGCTTTCGTAGCAATACTGAGACCGGGATGTGCCCCTCTCAGAGATGATTTTCTTGACAGGAAACCATACACCACAGGAGTTGCTGAATTGGACAGTCTTCTTGAGGATGGTTCAAGCAGAATGATTTATCAGGAACTTATCATGAAGTATCTGATATGGCTTGGAATTGAGGAGACAGAGACATATACAATCATAAAGAAGATATCAAAAAAGAAGTTCACTCATGAAGAGCTTGAAGAATTAAAGAAAAGCCTTATGGAAGGATGGATAAGACAGGTAGGAAGGAAAGATGGATTTGATGAAACATTTGCAGTCGTTGAGTCAGCCGCAAGATACTCATTCAATGCAAGCCATTCACTTTCCTATGCATATGATTCAATCTATGGAGCTTATCTTAAGTCTCATTATCCACTTGAATATTATGCAACTGTTCTTGAAAGCTATAGAGATGATATTGACAGGACTGAGAAGCTAATCAATGAACTTAAGTATTATGGAATAGAGTTGAAGCCTATTGAGTTCGGTTATTCAAGAGCTGAATATTCATATGACAAGAAAACAATGTCAATCTATAAAGGAATCAAGTCTATTAAGGATATGAATGTACAGATAGCTAATCAGCTTTATGAGCTTGCAGACAGGAATGAATATGATGATTTTGTTGACTTGCTTTACGATATCAAGAACAACACAGATGTAAAGAAGAATCAGCTTGACATTCTTATAAGACTTAACTTCTTTAGGAAGTTCGGAGGGAATAAGTACCTCCTAAGTGTTGTTGACATATTTAATAAATTATGGAAGTCAAGCGTCATAAAGAAGGACAAGTTAGATGAACTTGGAATAAGCATTTCAACAGTGAGAAGATACAGTGAAAAGGAGACAGAAAAGCAGTTCAGAGGAATAGATAACAAGGGACTTATTAAGCATATTGCTTTACAAATGGATAATAATGAAAAGCTTGATATGATAAGTCAGCTTAAGGCAGAGAAGAACAGCATGGGATATTGTGAATACAAGGATGAAACTGTCAATGATTCGTACTGGGTTGTCGTGAGCGAGCTTAAAGGGAACATGTACAAACCATCATTCTATATGCGTCACATACGCACTGGTGATGAAATGTTTGTGAAGATAAGAAGTGGTTTCAAGGATAATCCAGTTGATAAGTTTTCGCTTCTTAGTGTGAAAGATATAGTGAAGATGCCTAAATACAAGCTTGTTAATGGAAAATGGACTGAATCTGACGAATTGGAAAACGTCCTAAATGAATATAAAACTTTACTATACTGATTGAAACTTGGAATGAAAGGAACGATAAAATGGGAGATATAAAGGTAAGAGCACAAGTTGAGAAATGTGTATATGATAGTGATACATTTCGAGTATATGCAATGAGCGTGTTGGAAGTCATTGATGGAGATGTCATTAAGAACAAGTATGGTAACATCTCATTGTCTGGTGCGATTCAGAGACTTGAGCATGGAATTGACTATATAGTTGAAGCAAGATTTGAAGATAACAAGTATGGTGGAGGATATAAGATGAAGAGCATATCGGCAGATAAGCCGAAGTCTCTTGAAGAGACATATGCCTTTCTGTGTGCAATCATGCCAGAAAGATATGCCGATGAAATTTTCAAGAACTATCCGAACATCATTGAAATGGTTGAGAAAGGTGAAGAACCAGACCTAAACTTACTTCATGGAATAAAAGAGAAGGCATGGTCAAAGATTAAGAGAAAGATTGAGGAGAACTTTAAGTTAGCTGACATCGTTGCATTGTTTGATGGTGCATTGTCAATGGCAATGATAAGAAAGATTTACGACAAGTATGAAAATGCTGAACTTGTCAAACAGCTTCTAAAGGAAAAGCCATATGAGTGCATATGCAATGTATGTGGATTTGGTTTT